CCGTCAAAAAAGTAGGGGTAGGGGGAAAAGTCTCCTGAGGGTTACAATAGGCAACTATGGCAACCCTAAATTCGTACATCACAGACGTTCGCAGGCTTCTACATGATGCCAACGCAAACTTTTGGACTAATGACGAGCTGACGGACTACATCAATGATGGCCGTGAGCGCATAGTACGAGATACGGGTTGTCTTAGAACCCTACAGATTTCTGCTACACCTCTGGCTCCAGACGGCACTGCCGCAACAATCTGGTCTGCCAACCTGCCAGTCACCACTGGTCAGTACATATTCTCAAACATTTTTATCTACCAAGTAACGGTAGGTGGGAATCTAGGTTCTGACGCTCCGCCATATCCAGCGTCTGGGTCTAATTTCCCTCCATCAACCGCTTTTACTAACGGGACAGCCACACTTCTGTATGCCCAAAATGCAGAAATCATTCCGTTTGCGTCACTACCTAATGGTTCGCAGACTCTTGATGTACTTAACGTAACGATCTATTGGGGCAACTCCCGTATCCCACTTCGTTACTTGCCCTGGACCAACTTCAATTCCCAATTGCGTTACTGGCAAAACTACGTTGGAAGACCCGTATGCTTCTCAACGTACGGTCAACAACAGATCTATATCTCTCCCGTCCCCGATCAGTCCTACAGCATGGAGATTGACAGCGTTGTTCTCCCCACCGCACTGTCTCTAAACACTTCTGCTGCACCTGACACCATCCTAGACCCGTACACCGTTCCTGTGGCGTTCTACGCAGCCTACAAGGCAAAGTACAAAGAACAGAGCTACGGGGAATCTGAGATCTTCCTCCAGCAATACAACCGTCAAGTTCAGAGTGTGTTGAATTCTGTGTTTACACGCAGGATTCCTGACCCTTATAGCAGCCCTTACTAGCATGGCCTCTCAAGAACAGAAAAAATCATATGCTGTTCTCAAGAAGTTCCGTGGGCTGAACACCAAGGCCAACCGAACTGCTATCAGTGAGGACGAGTTCTCTTGGATAGAGAACGCGATGCCTATTGGTGATGCAAACATCAAGATCGTCCCTCTCCAGTCAGCGGTGGCAAATAGCACCAGTCAGCCAGTTGTTTTTGCCAACACAGTCACTTATTTAACGTCGTCAAGCATCAACAATGTTGATTACATTGTTGGATTCCAAGCAAACGGTAGCGCACAAGCATACAACTTGATCAGCAATGTGATGGTCTCCGTCACAGGTGCTGGCAACCTAAGTGGTTCCAACGTAAGTTCAGCACAGTGGAAAAATGAACGGTTAATTATTGGCGATCCAGACAAGGGTTTGTCTAGTTGGGATGCTAACTCGACTGTTTCCATAGGCTCTGTTGGCCTAATTGCCGTGAGCAACCCAGGTAGCGGCTACAGCTCCGCACCAACCGTAACCGTATCTAGCCCTAACGATGCTAATGGCGTGCAGGCAACTGCTACAGCCACCATCGTTACCGGATCTGGTGGAATACGGTCTATTTACGTTACTAACGGGGGTTCTGGGTACACTGCGGTCCCCAATGTGACCATAGGCGCTCCCAACATCCCCGGTGGAACACAGGCAACAGCCGTTTGTAGTATCAGCGGTGGCGCTGTTGTCTCAGTCTCGATGATTGAAAACGGCTCTGGATACACCGCAATACCTGCTGTGACCTTTTCTAGTGGTGGAGCTGCCGCAACTGCCGTCATTTCTACTGGCGGCATCAAAAGTGTAAACCTGACAGACGCTGGTAGTGGCTATACATCCCCTCCGACAGTCACGTTTGCTGGTGGAGGCGGGTCTGGTGCTAATGCTATAGCACAGATTGTGACGTTCAAGACCGGCACAGTGAGCATTCTGCTCAACAACGGTGGGTCTGGCTATACGTCAGCACCAACAGTGGCTATCAGCGGGGCGAATACAACGCCTGCTACCGCTACAGCGATCGTTCTGGGCAACACTGTGTCGTCAATTGTGATGACAAACCCAGGCGCTGGATACTCAACAGCCAATGTGACCATCTCTGGGGGTGGAGCAACTGCTAATGCTACTGCTACAGCGGTGGTCAACACAGATCAAATCGTATCTGTCGCTACGTTCTCAGGCCGTGTCTGGGTGGCAGCAGGTAGAACCGTCTACTACTCGGCAGCAGACTCGTATAGCGACTTTACCAGCATCTCTGCGGGGTCTTTTGTCCTCAAAGACTCGACGTTGCACGGAAACATCCGAGCATTGCTGTCTGCTAACAACTTTTTGTACATTTTTGGTGATGACAGCATCAACGTCTTCTCTGATGTCAGGGTTGACACCAATGGTCAGACTTTATTCACCAACACGAACGTCTCTGCCAGCATAGGGACTAAGCGTATCTACGCTATCTTCCCGTTTTTCCGGTCTGTGTTGTTCATGAACGATTACGGAATCTATTCCCTAGTCGGTTCTACCACCAGCAAGTTGTCAGACCCCCTCGACGGGATATTCCCGTACATTGACTTCACCTTGCCAGTGACTGGTGGACAGGTCTTACTGAACAACATTCTATGCGCGGCATTCAACTTTACTTACAACGACCCGGTAAATGGAGTGAGGCAGGTCCAGGCGGTGTTCTTCGAGAAGAAGTGGTTCATCACCTCCCAAGGCACGTTAAATTACATCACTTCCGTCCCTTTGGCAGGGATGATAAATGCTTACGGCGTAAGCGATCGCTCTCTCTACAAGTTATACGCTAACAGCACTGCCAATATTTCTAGCATGGTGCAGACTGCGCTCATGCCTATGGGTGATCCTATCCGCACCAAGCAAGCATTGAAGTTTGGCGTAGAGTCAACCTTTAACAAAGGTGCAACCATCTACGTTACGGTTGATAGCGAGTTAGGATCTAGCCCTCAGTATGCGTTGACAAACTTTGTCACTTGGACAAACAATGCAAACACCGTAATTCCGTGGTCAAATAGCTCAAATACTATAATTAACTGGGTGAACGATTACACTTACTATCTGTACAAGTCAGATGCACAGCAGTATGGCAAGTATTTGGGCTTGACAATTACTGGTAGCGCACCTGCCTATACTTACAATACATTTGAATTTGAACACGAATTGAGAGTAAGGTTCTAAAATGCCAGTCGCATATACGTTTGCAAACGCAACCAACACAATACCGCTTTCTCAGTTAGATACTAATTTCGCTAGTCCTATTACGCTTGGCAACACAAGCATCCAACTAGGAAACTCTGTTAGTACGCTAAACAACATGACGTTGGCTAACGTCACTATCACGAGCGGCAATGTAACATTTACGAATGTTACGGTAACGACTGCCAATGTCAGTACCGCAAACATCGGAAACTTAACTGTCACTGGCACTACCACTCTTAGTTCCCCTTTGCCTGTTGCAAGCGGCGGCACTGGAGTCACTTCTAAGACTGGAACTGGGTCAGTTGTACTCAACTCAAGCCCTGTTATAACCAGCCCAACGCTCATAACTCCCGTGTTGGGGACTCCCACTTCAGGCAACCTTGTAAACGCCGTTGGTCTTCCTCTTAGCACTGGTATAACGGGAACCCTTTCAGCAGGCAACGGAGGTACAGGATTAGCTTCTCCTGGCAGTAATGGAAACGTGTTGACCAGCACTGGATCAGGATGGATTTCAACAAATCCTGCTGCTGGCACTGGTGTTACTGCCATATCTTTTGGTTCAACCGGTCTGACTCCAAGCACATCTGTTGGTGGTAACGTAACAGTCGCAGGCACTTTGGCAGTAGCAAGCGGAGGAACAGGTGTTTCTGCAAGCACAGGAACAGTTTCTGTTGTTCTGAACACCAGTCCTATCATTACTACTCCAACTTTGATTGGCCCCGCTCTTGGGACGCCAACGTCGGGCAATCTTATTGCAACAACAAACATTCCTGTTGCAAATGCAACCGGCACTTTGCTTGTTAACAATGGTGGCACTGGTCTTTCAACGCTTACTTCTAACAGCGTATTGTTAGGTAACGGAACATCAACAATTCAGTTTGTTTCTCCCGGTACAACTGGCAACGTATTAACGTCTAACGGTACTACTTGGTCATCTGTCGCTCCTTCTGGCGGAGGAGGAGGAGCAATGACATTGATAAGCACTAAAAACGCAAGCGGTAGTAGTATATCTTGGACAGGGCTAAGTGGATATTCTAAATATCAAATAATATTGCAAAACATAGTATCTACAACTGGTGATTTTCTTTATTTGCAATTTGGAACCGGATCTGGTCCGACGTATATTACAAGTTTTTATGACTATCAAGCCATTGATACAACAGGCAACGTCAGCACTCCTTATGGCAGCTCTGGGGGTTCGTATTTTAAGCTATGTTTTAATACAATAGCCGCCAGCTCCGGATTTGGAATGCAAGGTATTATAAATATTACGGCAATGAATTCAGGGTCTTACACTGCAATAAATTATCAAACAAGTTATGTGTATTCTAACGTGAGTTTTTCAAATGGGGGTGGCTTTGTTGAAAGCACCACGGCAAAAACTGCAATAAAATTGTTCATGTCTGAAACCATAGCTTATGGATCTGCGTCTCTTTACGGAATTTCTTCATAAGGACAAATGATGTCACTCAACGACCAAATCAAAGTCTATTTGTCCCAGAACAATATTTCCTATGCTCCCGGTGATTACGAGACGGGTCAACCAGCAGATCAAGAAGATCAAGTATTGGTGTGGAACACAGATAAATTAGGTGCACAACCCTCTAAAGAGCAACTGGATGCTGCGTGGGCTGTACATCTAGACGCAATCAACGCAGTCGCTTACAAAGCCAAGAGGGCTGCTGAGTATCCTAATTTTCATGATTACCTTGACGGGATTGTCAAAGGTGATCAAGCTCAAGTGCAGGCGTACATAGA